CTTCATTGTCAGAGCCAAGAGTCTTCTTAGCACCTTGTACTCCACCAAGACCTAAAGGCCCATATCGTTTGCCTACTCCTAAAGAGGCAGGATCGCTTTCATAAGTCATATCAATATCTCCTGTTAAGCGATTGCCGTAGCATCTGTTATAATTACGCCCAACGTATCAACACGCTGAACACCCACACCAAATCGAGCAGTCTGGACAAACTCATCACGCTGTTTATCCTTATTACGCTCACCCTCAACACGAGGCATCTGTCGCCATGCAGCCATCAGAGGCTTACAATGGTCGTCAGCAATACACATGAAGATGTTGGCAACACCAGTCGTAACAGCAGCACTACCACTGTCTTGAGCTGCAATCGTTTCAGCTGCAATAGCAGGAAGACGATTAGAGGTCATCAAGTTCCAACCATAAAGGTTGATTATGAAGTTATGCTCACGAGCAAACCCGCTTTCAAAGATACCTTGGAAAGTTGGATTAGCTGCCAGATTACCAGCAGAGGTAATATTAAAGGTTAGATTGAAGGTTGCTTCAACAATTGGGTCAACGAAACCAACACGACCTGCCATTGGTACTTCAGCTTTATCGAATGCAAGACGCATTTTGATAAGATCTGAAAGAACCATTGTATCGTTAGAACCTGTAGCGATTCTACGATGAGCAAAGCCATTGATGTTATTGACAGCAGTTGCAGTCTGTGTAGCATTCAGGGTAGCTAGAGCACGAGTCTCAAAGTATTCCTGAATAGCACGAGTTGCTTCCTTACCACGTACAGCTAAGAGCTGTTCGATTTGAGCACCATCTTGACGCATTTTATCAGTTACATACCAACCGTCACCGATATAATCGGTAATAGTCAATGTTACTGAGCCTGTTTCAATTGGCGCATAAGTTATAGCAACATCTTCTTCTACTTCTTGGATCTGAGCTTCACCGATGGTCTTAATGTTAAGAGTATCACCAGCTCCGAAATCAGATACATCACGCCAGAACTCCGTTGGGAGCAAACCGTCGTGCATGTTTTCCAAGATAAAATCAGAATATTGCTCCGCCTCGACAAAGGCGGTCTGACTAGATAAAATCATGGATTTTTCCTATATTATGTCTATTTCTCTTCGAGACCTAGACGTTTCAATGTTCGCTGTTTACTAGCCGCCCAAGCATCATCGAGAACACCTTGAGCGGTGTACCCCATAATACTGTCTGGCTTCTTATCGTTTTTCTGCCTGAAACTAGCAGCATTTACATCACTTTGCATTGTGGTTGTATCAGCAGGCGCAGGTTTCTTGGCTTCAACACCAAAGATTTTTAGTACAGCGTTCGGATTATTTGCAATCATGCGGTTGATCTCTTCCCGTCCAAAACCGAGGTCTTCAGCTTTCCCGTAGAGTTCTTTACTTGCATCTTTGCCGTAGCGGTCTTTAAAGGCTTTAGCAACTGTATTGATATTACCTTGTCTAGCTTCCGCTGCCTTAGTATCGTCAAAATATTCTTTAACAATACCAAGAACGTCTTCTGGCTTCATCGCAGAGGTGTCTTTTTCATCACCGTTTCCACTACCTTTAGACTCTTTGACGGCCTTTAGAAGTTCATCCAATTTATCAGCAGCAGTATCTTTGTCCTTAAACTCAGCAGCTTCCGATTTCAATTTAGTAATCAGTTCTTGCGCGTGAGCAGCACCTTTTAAAGCTTCTTCAATTGAACCATACTTCGCGGTTCCGTCTTCACTTTTGAGGTTGGCTAAAAGTTATATTTTTACCTTTATCATCATCAAAAATATCTTGGTCAGACATCTTAAGTTTCCTTTGTTATCTTCAGGTATGAACGAACCTCTTCTAAGGCTCTCTCGTAACCATTACAGTCGGCCTGAAATTCCGACCAAGCAGGTAATTTATAATTATCTTTACCTCTTCGTTCACGAGTGTTTTTATCAATTTTCTGTAGGACTATTGCATCAAGCAGCAGGAATAGATCCCTGTTCTCCCTGAGGCGGGCTTCCAGCCGCTCCTTCTCCTCCGGCGGGGAGTCCTTCGTCCACTTCGGGTTCAGTTGGGGTTGTTGCGTCGATTTGACCTTCTTGTTGGAGGACATTCCCTAGCTCCTGTAATTCCTGTTGTTCTATTAATGCTATATTAGGTCGAACTAAATTATATTTCCGTAATTGTAAACTGTCTTCTACCAACTTAGCTAAACCAGTGCCTGAGATATGAGGTCTCAATAGTTCCATCATTGGGCCATTGAGAATACCACCGATATTCTGTAGCAACTGAGCTTGCTGTCCAAAGTGTCTCGCTCCTATCGGATGAATAACTCCTGTAGCTTTAAGGCTATCGGTAGTTACATCTAAGAAGGTTTGAGCCCCTAGTTTGTTGTCAAAGGTACGAATTGTCTCTTCAACATCTCCTTCATGTATAGCCGAAGCCAACATATTGTTCAACTGTGGTTCAACCTGATGGATTTCATAATTCTCTATCTTCTCTTGGAAGATACGACCAGCGGCGTTCTCTAAACTCTGTACTTCAAAGGCGGTCTTCTCTCCGGGAGTTCTTATACCCATAGCCTGTTTAGGAGCACCAGCGAATTCTTCCATACGCTGTTCAAGTAGCGCAATCTCTGAATTAGCAGCTGTTACGCCCGCGAGATTCATACCTAACTCTGTAACGTCTCCATCTTCAGATATACGAATCTGACAATTTGGAGACCAAGTGAAAGGATCAACGTCTCCCTTGATAACAAGAGGAGGATGTACCATGAGATCTAACGCATCTGCTTTAAGATTCTCCAAATGGTCAATACGGTATTGCATACCTATTAGGTTTGCTAGTGGCCCCATTGCATAAAGATTACTAGGACGTTTCCTCCAACCTGCATGGCTTATTCTACGTTTTCCAAGAGGATGAGGTATCTTTCTTTTTACTACAGAGATACTTCGGTCTATAACAATGACCTGCATATCTTCTTCTAGAGACTGGTTCTCTACATCCCAAACGTCCCCTTCAAAGGTGAGGACTTCTACATACTGACTTCCGTAATACTCCCGTAGATCACCAAAGCCATCCACATTAAAGCCAATAGCACGATTCCAATCGGTACGAGAGTAGTTACCAGAAGTACGACGAATTTCCTTAGATTTACCAAGGGCTTCTTCCCAAATCTCTTCAGTCTCAGCCATCTTAGCCAATTCACCGATACCCATAATCTTTCGGATTATCTTCGGTGATTGATAAAATTCTGGAGCAACAGGGTTGAATACAATATCTAATGGGTCAATACGAATAACTTTCGGGCCTGTATAGCCTTTAATTTCTTCTCCCGTAAAAGGGTCGTAAGATCTTTCTCTTATGTATACATCTGTACTGAAGCAATTCCCCGCATCAATATAATCATATATAAGCGATGAATTAACATCTCTAAGATTACTTTGACGAGCCTTAGTAGCGATATAACCCTCAATAGCTACCTTCTTCTCAATAACAGCGTCTTGTGTAGTATCCCCTTCCCACCTTACCCAATTGTCATTAGGGAAGATAGAGCTAATATAATTAGCATGAAGGTTGTCTCTTATCTGACAAAGTTTAGGAATAGTTGTTTTATTCTTCCAACCTAGATCATCAACCGAAGTAGTTGAGGTATCAGTAGCGAATATAAAATTTCTTACTTCAAGAACTTCTTGTACCCACGGATCTCTTTTGTTATTCCATAGATCCCATAAACCACCAATTTCTTTAGCAGCATCATCTGTATTTTCAGAGAAGAGAGTTCGTAGCTCTTGTACTTTACCTGCCATATTTATTAGCCCCTATTCCTGCCAAATGATACTCCGCCGAAACGGTTGTCATAAATAATATTACTTGTCTGTCTTTCTTCAAAATCTCTAAATCTTCTAGGAGGTTTAGCTATTTCAATAACACTTGCAAGCGTGTCTTTTAAGTCATCATGCTTAGGTCGAGCAAGTAATACTTCCTCTTCCAGAGCGGGAGTCCAACCTCCCTTCTTGTGCCAAATAGTCAAGTTCTCGTAGCGTGGTTCTAATACCGCAGCTATACGTTCCTCTTTACTTCCTTGGTGTCTCGAAGGTCTATGCTCTTCCACGGAGAGAGTCATACCCTCAGCACGTATCATGTCTTTTATATCTTCGACGATAACGGCTTGGGCAATACTGACTTCTGCTCGTAACTTTTTAAATGACCATTTTGAATGTGCTTCTAACACATTATCAAAATAAACTTTTATCTTATCGGTCTTGAAACGATACATATCCAAGACATAGATGAAACCTTCTGCATCCATACCAATGACAACAATACAACTATAGTCAGCCCGCTTCTTTAATGAGAAGGCAAAGTCAATTGCTGCATATATATTCAGAGGTTTCTTCTTAACACACCATCTACCTTGAAGATACTCAACATCCTTTTCTTCAAAATATTGGAATTTATTTCTATTGATTCGATTACTGCCTACAGCATTGGGGTCGTTATAGTACTGAGCATGGAACTGTGTCTTATCCTCATACTCTGCGTAAATACGTGCTAAGACGTTTCGACTAAATCCGTATGCCTTGCCATCATCCCTATAAGCACGAGGCCATAAGAATACATTATCAATCTCTACAACCCGTTCGGTAATCTTCCAAACAGGGAGAGTATCAATAAGTTCATCAGTCCCTTCATCAAAGACTTCATAGTTCTGGTTTAGCCATGAATCATATATATCTGATGGATGGTATCTCGTCCCACAGGCCATCGTAAAGCCTCCGGGATTACGAATAGACGTAAATTGCGAAGACTTTTTGCGAACAAGCTCTCGCCCCTCTTCCGTGTAAGCATTTTCAGGAACAACCAAATCATCCGGTACAATGATGTCAGCGTGCCAACCAGTAGTGTTAGTAGTAAGTCCAGCAGTTGCAATAGTGGGATCTCGGATAGCTTCTTCGGTTCTTTTCGCATGATCTATACTTATCTTCCTGTTATTCCATAGGGAACGTTTCCCGTCCATCGGATGTATATACTCAGGAAATAATTTATTATAACGGCTACTCTCAAATATAGTCTTAATAGCGAACAGCTGGGTCTCAGCCAATTCCGCAGTAGCAGACAGATATAAGATGGTCACTTCAGGATGGTTGGTGATTACCCACGCAGCCCATGTAGCAACCATGTGACTCTTTAGATGCCCACGAGGGAGCAACATTAACTTGTTAGCTGTTAAACCTTCTCCCATACCAAACAGGGAGTAGTCCATCATATCCTTATAAATCTCCATATGAATATCACCATATAGATATCCGGGATTCATAGTACGAGCGAACATACGTAAGTCTTTTAAGCAAGACCTTCGGAGTTCTTTTATCTCCTTAGGCATATTCTTTAGAAGATCTTGTGCGTGTTCTCTCCAATCCATATTATTTAACCGATGTTAACGTAGGGGCAAACTCGTCATATAACGAAGCCCTTAAACGGCTCTCCTTTTTAATTGCGGCTTTAGTAGGTCTACCTGCTGTCTTCTTTATCCAACCGGATTCTACAAGATATTTAGCAGCTTGATAACCTTTATCACCTTTAGCAGTAGTAATGATTTCTTGTAAACCTTGAGCTCTAAGTTTTACCTCAAGCTCCTCTTCCCACAATAAGATGTGATGAGCAAGAGCTGGGGATTCTTTAAGAGCTAACCAATGTTTATATCCTGCTAAATGTTTCATAGCAAAATTATAACCAGTAGGATCATTCTCAACAATATATAGTTCTCGACATTCATCGAGAGACCAAATCATATATTCACCACGCCCTTGAGCCGTTTCTTTAAAGAGACCCGAAGTAATAAATCGTCCCATTGAATCTTTTAAAGTAGGCATCTTAACCTCCTATCCTAAGAATTTCCAGTTAATACGAACAGTACCGTTCAAGTTGGCACCTAACGCTGTTGGTAAGTTATCTGACCATGTAGCTGCTGCATTGAAATACAAAGCATGGGAATCTCCAGACTGACGTAACAACGGTGTGCCACCAGTAAGTAGTGACGCAAACTCAGTAGCAGTTCCGCTTATATCTGTTGAAAGTTGACCTGTAATATAATCTTCTGATCCTGCTGGTGCTGCACTCAATAGTGCATTTGCGCCCGAAGCAAGTACTGATCCTAAACCAACGTCAGGTGTATCTGTGTCTATCGAAGTATCATCAGTAATTGTATACGCTTCATCTCCAACTAGGAATATATCTGTATCTAAATCAACTGTAGTTGTTCCAACAGCGGTAACAAGAGCTGTTGTGTCGTCATCTGTATTTGTTACAGTGTCGCCAATAGCTACACCCAATGTAGTGAAGTTCTGGGTACTATCCTCCAGTTTATCAGCGTTTAGGTTATCTGCTTCACTAGTAACAATAATCCCTGTTAAAGTAATACTGACATCCATATAAGCAGATTCGATACTATAGGCTCCTGCTGGGAACGTATAGATTAATGAACCAACAGCCAGTGCAGCATTATCACCAATAGTTATCGGAGCGTCTGCAAGAGTTATAACTGTAGTATGATCATAAGCAGAACCACGCTCATCAAGAGTAATACCTGAAGTAGCAATAGAACCTGCATTATCTATCGACTCCGAGCTTCCAATAGAGACTAAGTTATCTCCCATTGTTCCGTTGATAATTGTATTATTTCTGTGATGTATCTTGTAATTAGGAAGCTCAGAAGACATAGCCATTGCCTCACCTGTCACTAAAGGGTTAAAATTCTTAACATCTATAGTATTGTCAACAACTTCAAAATAAGGTGTGTTATTCGCTACACCACCACCAATACCGCCTCCATTAGTGTTTACACCGACAGCAACAACCCGTTTATCCGAATGTGCATCAGTATATACTTGAATAATATTCCCTTTAACAATAGCTCTTGTACCACTTCCGAAACCATTTCTAAAGTCAACACAAACTACTGATGGTGAGTCAGATCCGTTATAGTATTTATGGCTTTCCGCATGGCACTTTAATATATTACCTATAATATTAATTTCCACAT